CAAGATATAAATCTGGGTAATTGCCGGCAGAACAACATTTAACGTGGCTGTACGAGTGCCAGATAGCGCAACGTATGTTTGAATAATTGGAGCATACGATACTAGGCTTAATGTGTTACCGACAATACTGTCTACGTCATAGGTAGATGACGAGAAGGTAACGTTAGCTGGAACAGCCCAACCTACTGTAAAGAATGTGCCAGTAGACTGCTCAAATAAAATGTAACCAGAGTCGCCCGGGTTTGTTGAAATGGTAGATAAACCATTAATCAATGATGGTGAAGTTGGGGTAATAGACAGTGTGCCAGAACCGTTATTTCTAAAACCAATGAACCAACCACCGGATAAAGTAGCTGGGTTTGGAAGAGTAAAGGTGCCGTTACCACTTGTCCAAACAAAGGTAGCAGCGCGGCTGTTGTTAGTAATGTTTGGAATAGAAGATACTTCTACCACGTTACTTGTTACAGCCAACTGACCAGTAATAGTTGTTAATCCCGCGCCTTGTAACGACGCTGCGTCAGCGGAAGATACGCCAGTACCAAACTGAACATTTTGCCATATACCAGCTGGTGTTGTGTTATCAGATAAATAAAAATAACGTGATGTGCCGGCTGTTACAGTAACAGATTGTGAGGAGTCAAAATCAGTTACTGTAAAATCAACAGAACCTTTATTTCGAATTAAAATATCGGTGCCAACAGAACCCTGATTGCCTTGAGGCAATAAAACGGTTAGACCGGTTGTTGATGGCACGCAGTCCATAATGCGTGAAGCTGGAACTTGTGTTGGGTTGACAACTGCTGGCCAATAAAGCTGAGTGTTCTGGCTAAAATTAAGAGCGTAATACGATACGTCCGTTGGTTCAACAACGGTACCAGTAAACGGCGATGTAAATGACTGTGACATAGATTAGGGTTCCTGAACCGTTGTATTTCTGTCGATTCTGCGCGCATCGTCCTCTTTCTTGAGGGCCGCTAATGAATCTGTATAGTATGATTTCCAAACAGGCAACTTGTCCAGCGCCTTTAAATAACCTTGTGCTTGTAATAAAGTACCAAACAACATTGCCTGTGGGCATTCACGGGTAAATAAATTTTGTTGATTTGTTGAATCTAATGGCTGAATTTCACTGTAATAAATAATTTCTACAGAAGATGCTGCAGCTGGAGCAGGAGCAATTGCCCAGTTGTTATAATCATATTCACCATAATACTTTGGTGTGCCGACTGTTGATTCAGATTGATACTGTGCAATGTAATCTTGCGAACGCATTACAATCGGGGCACCATTAATTTTCATTGAAACAGTTTTTCTCCAACGCGCCGGCTTATTTAATATAACCTGATTGGCGGCTAGTGTTGTTTCAACAACAGTAAGCTGTAATAATGTTTTTAATTCTGCGGCAATGGCAGACTCAGCCAAACCAATTAGGCTTGGAATCTGAGCAATGAAACCGGGATCATCGCGCTCCATATAAGTGATAACATCAGCAATGAGGTTATCATAAGTCATTTCGTATGCGCCGCTCATCGTGTGTAGTAGCTTATATTAGGTTGGAAGTAAATAGGAGACTTATCACGGTCTTCTTCTTCAAATTGCGTACGTGCGTCTAATGCAAGTTTTTCCAAATAGGTAATGCGATTAATATCTACACCCGGAAGCTGCATTGCTAATTTGTGTGACAAAGCAGCTTGGAAGTAATTTATCGCACGATCTGGCATATACAGCTCGTTGGTTAATGAACCAACGTCTTGTGGTTGACATTCCAAGATCATAGAAAACGCTTGGAAGTTATTGTTTGGAACTGGCCATAGATACATCTCTGGATCAATCTGACGATTAAACCAGTACTGTAGTGTACGTTGGCTTGGGAATTGCTTATTAGGCAAAGAGAAGTAATCTGTACGGTTCAAACGAGCCATAGGAATTACTTGTTGTGATTGCGCAAACTGCAATGCTCTCAATGACATTGTAGAGCCAGTTGTGCGGTTATTTAAGCGATAGTAGTTAAATGCTTGAGTGGTATTGATACCATAGTATTGCCACTGACGGTCAGTCAATGTAACAGCTGGGAATGATTCCCAAGTTTCCCATGTAACACCATCGGTGCTTACTTGAAAATCAATATTGTAAGTAACAGGGCCACTAGGAGCATAAGCATTAAAGCCAACATAGTATAACCTCGTCGCTTGAGAGTAAGCTGCACCAAAGTAATTTTTAGCCAGTGTTGTTGTAGCATGCTGGTTTAAATCTGCGTTGCCTGTTTGGTCAAACAATGTGTAAACAGCTGGATTGTCTGTTGGCAATGTGGCTGAAAAAGTTGGGTTTACAATGTAAATCCAGTTAGCTTCCAATACGTCAACGCAGTTGGTTGGCATTGGTAAAACTTGCTGGTTTGTTTGGGCTCCCATTACTACAACTTCTTGCAACCAAATATTGATACCGCGGTTGACTGAATTTTGTAAAATGTAAAACAGTGCTTGCTTACCAGCTTGCACATACTCAGGCGTCATTTCTTCTGCTGTCTTACCAGCATCACGATACGCGTAAGAGATTAACTGATCAACGTTAACCTTAGTTTGATTATATGTGCCGCTATACGCCATTTAGCGTCCTCTTCCAGCTGCTCGCTTTTGTACTTTTTGTGGAAGGTTAGGTTTAGCTTTACCAGCTTTTACAAATTCTTTACCAACCTTTTTAGGAATGCCAAGTGTGCTTTTGCCTTCAGCAGCAGCATACATGGCGCCCAATTGTGCTTTAGACTTGATTGGCATATTAGCACTTACGCTTTACTTTGCCGCCACGTTTTTGTGTTGGCATACCAGTTGGAGCAGCCATTTGATTTGCTGGTGCTGGTGCTGGTGCTGGTGCTGGTGCTGGCGCTGGAGGAGTTAAGCCGGCTGCAGAAGGATCTTGATTGATTAGCTGAGACTGCATGGAAGGAGGCAACGCACGTGCGCGCTTCATTTTTTCCATTTGGCGTTGCTTTTCAAGTTCTATCATTTTTGGACTAGGTCCTAAAGGCTGATTTGCTGAGGCAATAATATCGCCACCGTAAGCATACTTTTTAATTTTGCCGCCTTTTTTGAATGCGTCTGGGCCCTTAGCGCCGGATTTAGCAGCTGCAGCTTTACCAGATTGCTTGCTCTTGATCATAGAAACTGCGTCAGCAGATGGCTTGCTCTTTTCTTTTTCTACATCGCTGCCTTTGAAGTTTGGCTTAACAGCGGCTTTAGATGGAGCAGCTGCTTTAGCTGGCTTGATATCTTTGGCTTTTTCAATGCTGTCTAAGTCGCCAGAAGTTTTCTTTGCGCCATATACGCCAACAGCTCCGCCGGCTTTATACTTCTTAACTGTGCCACAATCTTTTTTAGTACGACCACCTTTACGCAGTTTGGAGAGGTCTGTGTGCTCGCCTTTGTGCTCTTGCGCGTCGTGCATGCTGATTGCTTTTTTAACAATCGCTTTGTCTTGCTTGATGTCAGCTTCATCAACAACTTTACGGTCACGCTTGGTAAAGTTTTCAATTTTACGCTGGACAGATCCGCCTTCTTTGAAGCATTGCATCTTAGGGGTTGATTTGAAGCCTTCCATGATATTCCTTAGGGTTAAGTGTTCTATATACAATAATGCAGAAAAATGGGGTTTTACGCCCCTAGAAATAACGCTCTTTCGCGTTTACGGCGGTTTACTAGTACTTCTGGTTTGTTCCACATCAAGATGGCATCGGCTGCCCCTTGCATGTCGTTTTCGTTGATTTTCTTGACTACCGTAGACTTGGCAAAGTTAGTGCCCCCAATATTGAAGCAGAGGCTGTATAAGGCGTCAAATTGATGTTGCTGTAGGGGTACCTTCACTGAGGTCTCTACGGCCTCGCTACACCACTTTAAATCGCTTTTAAGCAGGTCTTCTACCTGTTCGTCTGTCAGGGTAGCTGTTAGCAGGTATTGTTCGTCCGCTTTGATGAGGTGGCCAACACCAATGGTCCACAAGCCCTTAGAGTCCTTGTAGGCCTTGTTACGGGCACCTTCTTCTTTGGTGATGAAGTCTAGGGTTGATTTAGCAATTGCCATAATGTTCTCTTCAATCTGGGTATAACGGTCTGTGAAGTGAATTGCGGCAAATATGCCTAAAACCCACAACAGTACTACAACTATCTTTTTATTCATTTTTGCTCCTTACTCTACGCTAGTATAGCGTAAATTGGGGTACTACTCTTGGTTTTCGCCAATCTTAATGCCAGTGATTAGGCCAATAAAGCCTCCGACAATAGTCTGGAAGGCTGGAGTAATTGCTTTAAATATCTCGGTATTGTCTACTGCAGGATTAAATAAACCCACAAGCAAAGCGCCAACCATGCTAAGAAGGATAACAGTAAGCGTGGCAGTAGCCATAAGGGTGACATAGGCGGACAGTTCTTCTTTTTTCATTTGTTTAACGAATCGTATTGTTTATAGCAAGCGTCTAGCGCGCTTCTGAGCACGTCTGCTCGGGCAGCTTCCCGCTCAAGAAAAGTTGCATCCTCTGCAGAAAGGGACAGCCCAGTTCCGCCTTGTCCATTTGCGGCGCCTTGGGCGCGACTGGGACGGCTACGCAGCTGCACAAGAGCATCAGCGAGGCTGTTATTGATAGAAGCAATTTGAGCATCTTTCTCTTTCCTTATTTGGTCGGCGGCTGCTTGGTGCTCTTCTTGAAGCGTTTGGGTAAGGGCTTGTTGCTCCGCTTTATAACGATCAAATCGAGCAGCTTCCAAACTGTAGCCAAGATAGCCAGCGCCGCATAAACATAAAGCAACCAATCCAATTTTGACATAAGTAAGAATGGATAATGGAAACATCAGTCCCCCGGTTCCGTTTTGCCCTTTATAGCCACACTGGCTCCGCCAGCAGCTGAGACAATACCCAATGACTCAGCCAGTTCGCGGATACTGATAGTACTGTGCATAACCTCGTAAAAGGCAAGCGCAATTACGGCTAACAAACTAATTAGCCAAGTCACCCGGCCGATGTCATAAGTTTGACAGTCTTT